TATCGGGTATTTATGGGCGCGACGGTAAACCGTCGCTTACGTGCCAGCGGACTCCGTCCGCAACCATGGCACCTTATAGAGGTGCTAAACGCTACCTGCGGTGCCTGTTTATTGAGTTTGAAGCAAAAGAAAAAGCCCCGACTTCGCCTTGAGGTCGGGGCTTCAAAAAGAAAAACAGAATTGGTCATCCTATACACTGCCTCAATTCGGCACCTAAAAACATGATAAGAAGAAAGACGAAGATGTAAACTTTCGCCTTAATCACGGCAATTATTAGCCGTGCAAGAATGTCAACAGGTTGTTTCATAAGGCAAATATATAAAAAACTTTAATAGATCAAACCATCCTTAATCATCTTCATAGTACGCGTAATTTGCCTCGTTTTCTCGGGTATATTACGAAGATCGTGAAGATCAATCAAGCTAATTTCAGCCTTAGCATCGGTAAGACGCCTTGAGGCCTTCTCCGTCCTAGTGCGTTCATCAAGCCATTTCTTTGTTGATTCCAACGAATCAGTCCTAGCCACAAGTTCATCAATCTGTGCCTGCGAAAGCTTACCATGATACTCGGCCTGTATCTCGGCCAAAGCGGCATTACGGGAATTAAGCCAAATTCGAGACTGGATTTCCTGACGCTGATCTTCCGTAAGAGATCGACCAGCAATCGAGCGGGCAATATCCTCGTTCATCACCTCGTACTGCTTAGCAATATTCAAGGCCTTCTGACGCTCGATTGCCACTGAGGTATCGTACACCTCATTGCGGAATCGAAGGTCAAGAGAATCGAGCTTATTAGCCAAATCCTTGCCAATTATATTGGCACCAGTAAGACGGGCATTTAAAGCTGTGAGATCATTGGTGAGCTTCTGACCTCGCTGGGTCTCGTCTGGATTCAGGGTACGACCGCGGGTTTCATCAGCCTGGGCCTTGATAAGATCAATCTCGGCCATTTGTTTTGCAAGACCAAGGGCGCTTTGAAACTTCATGTTGGTATAATCGACGTAAGGGGTCGAAACACCACCAGCAGGCTGCACAGAGGAGGGAGCATTAGTAGGGGAGTAACTACCGGCAGTACCAAAAGCGGCATTAACGTTCAAGCCTGCGGCTTCGTAACGCTGACGAACCGCATTAGGATCGTTATAAGCCTTTTGATCCTCGTAGAACTGCATTTGACGTTGCCATGCAAGTTCCGCGGCTTCCTTCTGGTACTTGTACTGCTGCTGGAGCAGCTTTTTATTTTTCTTATAGGAAAGATCGGCCATTGCAAAATTCATAGCCGCATTTCCTACCGCATCCACGTAGGGCGCGTACTGATCTAGATTAGCCATAGAGAAAGATTTTATAGAAAATCGGGGATCAGTGTGGAATCCTTTTATGAGGATTTCCACACTTATACAATATTATCAAGTATTATATATTGTATTCCCCGATTTTCTAGTTACTGCTCGGCAGACTCCGAACCAGATGCTGGCGCAGAGTCGGAGGCTGACGCAGAGTCGGAGGCCGACGAAGAGTCGGAGGCCGACGAAGAGTCGGAGGCCGACGAAGAGACAGAAGCCGACGCAGGGTTAACAATAGCATCAAGTCCGGCCATAAGATCGTTTTCCAACTTATCAAGACGATCTGTACGAATATCACCGGCTGGATCAACAAGCCAACGACCGTCTGCATCGACCTCACCTACAAGGTCTTCACCAAGATCAGCCGGAATGAAATCCGGAACGACACCTTCGACATAGAACTGCGCAATAACTTCGGAAAGAGTAAAGCCGGGCACAGTAGCCGCAACAGGCGCCGTGAATCTCTGTGATTTTTGTATTTGATAAAGTCGCATAATATTAGAATTTAGGGCGTAAACGCTTAAGAACAGTAGAACGAACACGATCGCGGATATAGAACTGGGCGTAGAAATTCTGAGCCGTAGGAGACTGATCCGCAAACGGCTGATTCCAGTCACCCGGATCGATATATGCCGAAGAAACCGTATTCTCTGTAGGGCTATCGGAAGAATCAGTGTTTCCTCGCATATCACGAGCAAGAACCCACGACCTTTCGGTCGAACAGAACGAACCACGAATCTTATTTACAGCCGTCATATACTCAACCCAAGCAGGCTGTTTGCCAACAGACATAGCAAAAGGATCAGCCACAGCGGTATAAGATTTCGTTGCATCCCAACCTTTCGGAAATTCAGAATTAAGATCACCAATCAGAACATCCTGATACCCAATGCCATTATACTCAGGCATGAAAGAATCCGAAAGCTTACCATGCAATGCATAGCGCTCCGTAAACTGATAATAATCGACACGCGGGACAAGGGTCGCAATGGCCATAACGTAACCGGGGCGATCTGCAACGATGTTAAATCTACGCGAATCACCATAACCAATTGCAGACGAACCTTTGTCACCAAGATATTGGTCGGCATTATCAATCTTAGCAGAAGTTGTAGCGCGGATATCTTCAAAAAGAATATCCGAAGAAACAGCGCCACAAAATGTAGGCATATCGTCCATGATCTTAGGCGTAACACCAAAATGAACGCGAATCCAGTCCTTGAACGTACCACTAGCAATAACGTCCTTATTTCGGGCATTCCAGAGCTTTTTAGCTGTAACAAGCTGGTCAACCTGGAACGAATCGCCAGCCGTAGATACAACAACCGTCGAAACATTCTTATCGAAAAACGAATCACTAAGAATCACGTTCATCCGATCAGGCATGTAACAACATTGAAACAGACCGCCAAGCGGCGCAATCATAGAAGGCGACACAACCGCAGAACCGACCTGCTGAGGTGTGAAAAGCTGGGCAATCGGTGTATTACTAATATAGCCGTTCGAATTCATCGAACCGCCGGAAATAGGCAGATTTAAATAAAGATTATCCAAACCTGCAAGAGAGAAACGACGTACGCGACTAGGATCACCCCAAGAAGCACACATGACCGGAAAGTAATCCTCCTGGCGATTAGCATAATAATGCCGGAAGATATCGTAGTACATCAGATAAGGGATAAGATTAATATATCCTCCCTTGGTGGGTGTGCCTGAAGCAAAGCGACCATAACCAACACCAAGGCCAAGGAAGGCCGGAAGGGAAGATTCGTGTACCCGAGTGATAGGATTTGTAGCTCCAAGAGCATAAGTCGGGTATGATACATCCAAAATACCACGCGATTCTGCCGCCATAAAACCATTACGCCAAAGACGAGGTATATAGAGCGAAGTGCCAGCAAAGAATACGCATATCTGAAGGCGATACGAACCATAAAGGGGATTAAGAATCGCCTGCGTATTCATAAGGTGCTTAAACTCCAGCTGAATCTGATCGCCAGGCAAAGCTTCACGACAATAAATCGGATAGCCAAGACCCGGAGCCATCGACGTCCGCAAATAATGCGAGCGATCATGATGAGCCATTTTTGGTGGTCTCACCTTTTCTTTTGGGAATAAAGCCATAACTAAAAAGGATAAAGGTCTAAAGTGAATTCATTTGTATTATCGTAAGGATTGAATTCGCGTAAAGAATCCTTACGAGCAACGGGAGTTATAGGTTTGCTCTTTCCTGACCGAAGAGTAACCTGGAGCAACTCTGCTCGATCTTGCGCATAGGAGAGTGGCTCTGTATAGGTTTGCCTGCCAAGAACCTTTTCGAAGGGTCGCTCAGATTTGGATAACAAAACTTTAAAGTTACGTATTTCATCATCAGTAAAAATCTTCGTACGATAATAACGAGGCATAGCATACACAAAAGAATCAAACTTACAACAAAGGTTAAGAGGATCATTAGTGTTTCCTTTCTTGTGCCATGATCGCCATACATCTTGATCACAATAGGATTGTCCAAGGCCTGGGGAAACGAAGATGATAGGCTTGTGGAAACCAACGGCGGGTTTTGTGATGTATTTCGTGGCGTAAGACAACTGCTTAGCGGATCGAAGAGGCCGGGCACATATAAATCCGTATCTCCAAGATCGGGCCAGATCTCGTTCGGGGATGTTGCAATCCCAAATGAATCCGTGGAAATGGAGGCGTCCACGCTCTTCACCGAGTTCTGAAATAAAGAATCGTTTGGGAGAGCGACGACCGGGAGTGTAATAACGCAAACGATCAATAAAAGCGCGCATAGCGGAAGCCGTATCCGCTTTAGTTTGAAACTGTTCATAATATTCAGGTGCAATAGTTAATGTTAAACACGTGCAAGAATCATGATTGCCAAACATGTGCTCATGAAGCAAACGAACACGCCAAGAGCGGGCTTTATCACGAAGGCAACCAAGACACTTGCCACAATCGATTAAAATTTGATAATCATCAGGATAACCCTGCGGAGAATTATTCGCAACACGCCACACTCGGAGATTTTTAGCTCCAAGTGTGGTCTTAGGATTAAAATGAGGGTTGATAACCTGACGAGGGCGTAAGCAGTGCGACATTACAACCGTTTACCTCCAACGTCGAAGACTTGAGTATGAGGATGAGTGGGTTTACTTTTTCCTCTCTTTCTTTTGAAACGTGACATGACAATCAGATTTAGGTACAACTTCGAAAATACGACGTATGATAGCATCCACATGAATAGTTAGAATGTAATCAACAGAGCCGACGAAGGAAAATTCCTTCTGATAAGAGAAACAGAAACCATAGCCGCCAAGCGAAACTAGGGAATCGTAAGTAGCAGGACACACAATGACGCCTTCACAATAATCCAAATAGGAGGCCTTGTGAAAAATATCAAGCAACACACAAACGCCTCTTAAAGCGTCCATGCAGCGTGAATTACGGAAAGTCTCGGGAAACCTCATCGCTTAATACGAGATATGTTCATCGAATCGACCTTTTCGTACTCAACCTCGGAACCCTTCACGTAGGTATAAGAGTATCGAGTGCAACTTGAGAGTAAGATGGCGACAGCCGCAACAGCAGCCGCAACCACGATTGAGACACGAGACCATTTGGGTAAGCTCTTTAAGTAGCCTACAAGTTCGTCTAGTTTCATCTTTACACATTTTAGAAAAGTTAAAAATGTTCTGATACTGAAAAATTTAATGAAAGGAATAAGCAAGTTTAACATAATATTAAATCTACTTATCCCTTTTGAGAACTAGCACCACTGGGGTGGGGGACAAGCAAGACGTCAAAGATCGGGAGCTAACGCAAGTGCAAATATATAAACTTTTTACATTTGTACAAAAAAAATACGATTATTTCACAAATTTCATCATTTTTTTGTCAACTGGAGGGGAGTAGGGGCCGAACCTTGCGTCTGAGCTACTTAGCGTCTCGCGCACGTACGCACGCGAAGCGCGCGCGCACGCGCACGGCCTGCAGACAATCTCATCCGCGGGGCCCCCTAACTCCCCTCC